GAAATAAAATATCCAGGTGATTTTTCTGTAATAGAAAATAGACCAAGACCAACTAGTGAACCAGGAGATTATGAATTTGATTATGAAAATCTTCGTGTTGAAGATGCTTATAGTGATCTTGAAAGATTAGAAAAAATTGCAACTGGAAAAATAAAAGATGCAAAAAAAATTGAAGAAAGAGCAGCAGGTAGAAAAATGTTAGAAGAATCTCCTTATGAAGATATTATAAACAGATATCCAGATCCACCAGAACAAGATATTGATTATGCTAATGGTGGTGTAGCTAGTTTTGCATATGGTGGCTTGACAAAAACAGTTCCACCTGTTAGTGGTCCAGATCCACAAGGTGTTGAAACATTATTTAAAAGAAGGTATAATTAGTCATGGCAGATATCGATAAGTCATTACCCAATACAAAAACTACTGTAGAACTTCCAGGACAAGTAGACGTAGAACAAGCTATAAACGAAGAACTACAACAAGCACAAGATCCATCAGTTGAAATTATGCCAACTGAAGATGGTGGTGCAGAAATTTCATTTGATCCAAACATCGCAGCTCCAATGGGAGGAGAGGATCATTACTCAAACCTTGCAGAATTTTTAGATGACGATGTTCTTGTTTACATTGGATCAGACCTTCAAGAAAAATATACAGATTATAAAACATCAAGACAAGATTGGGAGATGGCTTATACAAGAGGTTTAGACTTATTAGGATTTAAATACGAAGTTAGAACTGAACCATTTAGAGGAGCTTCAGGAGTAACTCATCCAGTACTTGCAGAAGCAGTAACTCAATTTCAAGCACAAGCTTACAAAGAATTATTACCAGCAGATGGTCCGGTAAGAACTCAAATACTTGGTAAGACTGATCGTAACAAAGAAGATCAAGCAATGAGAGTTAAAGAATTCATGAACTATCAAATCATGAATGTTATGAAAGAGTACGAACCTGAATTTGATCAGATGTTATTTTATTTACCATTATCAGGATCTACATTTAAAAAAGTTTATTATGATGCAATGCTTGGTAGAGCAGTATCTAAATTTATTCCATCAGAAGATTTAATTGTTCCTTATTCAGCAACATCACTTGAAGATGCTGATGCAGTTATTCATGTATTAAAAATTTCAGCAAACGATTTAAGAAAACAACAAGTAAATGGTTTCTATAAAGATGTAGAACTTGGAGAACCAACTTTAAAAGAAGACGAGATTAAGAAAAAAGAACAACAACTAGAAGGTATAAGAGTTGAAAAACAAGATGACATTTATACTCTATTAGAGTGTCATGTTAATTTAGATCTGGAAGGATTTGAAGATAAAGATCCACAGACTGGTGAGCCCACAGGAATTAAACTTCCTTATGTTGTAACTATTGAAGAATCTTCTAGAGAAGTTTTATCTATTAGACGTAATTATAAATCAGATGATCCATTAAAAATTAGAACTAATTACTTTGTACACTTTAAATTTTTACCAGGTTTAGGATTCTATGGATTTGGTTTAATTCACATGATTGGTGGATTATCAAGAACTGCAACATCAGCTTTAAGACAGTTATTAGATGCAGGAACATTAGCTAATTTACCAGCTGGATTTAAAATGCGTGGTATTAGAGTTAGAGATGATGCACAACCTATTCAACCAGGTGAATTTAGAGATGTCGACGCTCCAGGAGGAAATCTTCGTGATGCGTTTATGCCTTTACCATTTAAAGGACCAGACCAAACTCTATTACAATTAATGGGTATTGTTGTTGAAGCCGGTCAACGCTTCGCGAGCATCGCAGATGCACAAGTGGGCGATATGAATCAACAGGCAGCAGTGGGTACAACTATGGCGCTATTGGAGCGCGGATCGCGTGTGATGTCAGCTATACACAAAAGAATTTATGGCGCACTTAAAAATGAATTTGAATTATTAGCAAATGTATTTGCTACATACTTACCACCAGTTTATCCATACGATGTAGTAGGTGGTGAAAGACAAATTAAACAAACTGACTTTGATGATAAAATAGATGTTCTTCCAATTGCAGATCCAAATATATTTTCACAATCTCAAAGAATTAATATGGCACAAACACAATTACAACTTGCTCAATCTAATCCACAAATACATGATATCTATCAAGCATACAGAGCAATGTATGAAGCAATGGGTGTAAAAAATATTGATTTAATTCTTCCATCACCAAAACAACCTATGCCGATGGACCCAAGTTTAGAACATATTACTGCAATGGCTTCACAACCATTTCAAGCATTTCCTGGACAAGATCATAAGGCACACATTGATTCACATTTAAACTTTGTACAATTGAATATGGTTAGAAATAATCCTCCAGTTGTTATGGCAATACAAAAAAATATACTTGAACATATTTCAATCATGGCTCAAGAACAAGTTCAGATAGAATTTATACAAGAATTACAACAATTACCTATGTTACAACAACAAGCACAGGTAAATCCGCAAGCTCAACAACAAATTCAGCGTATAACTATTCAAATTGAATCAAGAAAAGCTCAATTGATAGCTGAAATGACTAAAGATTATGCTGATGAAGAGAATAAAATCATCGGACAATTTGATTCTGACCCATTAATCAAGCTAAAAGCACGTGAAGTTGATTTAAGAGCTATGGAAAGTGAGCAAAAACGCAAAGAAGCTGAAGATAGAATCAATTTAGACAAGCTAAAAGCCTTATTAAACCAAAATAATGAAGAAAATAAGCTTGAACAAAACGCAGAATTAGCTAAACTGCGTGCTGGAGTTTCTCTTGCAAAACAAAATAAGCAAAGAACTAACTAATAGGAAAAAATATGGACAAAAGTCAAAAAAAAATTGGTAAAGTTATGAGAGAATTTAAAAAAGGAGAATTACACTCTGGAAAAAAAGGTCCAGTTGTAAAAAATCCTAAACAAGCAATTGCTATTGCATTATCTGAAGCTGGAAAATCTAGAGGATATGCAAAAGGTGGTTCAGTAACTTCTAATGGAAGTTCTTCTTCAAGATCAGCATACGGAACTCAAGTAGACTTTTCACAATTTACAAATTCTGATGGAACTTTAAAAGGTGGAATTGATGTTGAGATGACTAACCCACAAGAAACTCAAGTAGATCAAGTTGGTGGTCAAAGAAGAATGTTAGCTGATAAAAAAAGAAAAGCGAAGTGGTACTAAACCATGATCCAAATGTTAGGAGCAGTTGCCCCACTTGCAAAAATTTTATTTAATACAATTGAAAAATCTGTACCTGATAAAGATTTACAAGAAAAATTAAAAGCGCAACTACAAACACAATTACTACAATCTAATACACAAGAGTTACAAGCTGCAGCAAAAATTATTGAGGCAGAGGCCAAAGCGGGTGCTTTTGCATCGAGCTGGAGGCCCCTGTTAATGTATGTATTAATATTTATTTTGGTCTGGAATTATATTCTAGGACCAGTTGTAAAGATATTCACAGGAGCTGTTATCTCCTTTGAATTGCCTGGCGATGTTTGGGGTCTTCTCCAGATAGGTTTGGGCGGTTACGTCGTGGGACGCAGTGCGGAATCAGTTGCTAGAACAATAGCAAACAAACCAGCTGCGAATAAACAACAAGAAAACGGATAAGGATATAAAATGAGAAACGATTATAAAATACGACCAAGATCAGAATTTAAAAAAGGCGGAAAAGTTAAAAAAAGTTTTCCTGATTTAAATAAAGATGGAAAAACAACTTACGCTGATGTTATTACTGCTAGAATGTCTAAAGGTAAAAAAGGCAAAATGATGAAAGGTAAAAGATAATGGCAGGTCTTGGAAAACAAATGAGAGGTAATGGTGCTGCAAGAATAAACTTTTCTAAAGGTGGTTATGTAGACATGTCTGAAGAACATGAAGGTATGGAATCTAAAGCTGAAGAAGCTAAAGAATATGCTATGGAAGAAAAAGGTTATGAAGAAACTAAATTTGGTAAAATGGTAAAAAAGAAAAAAACTAAAAAGAAGAAAAAATAATGGTTAAAAAACTTTTAGGAAAATTATTATCTAAACAAAAACCTGTTGAAATGTTAACAGTTAAACCTGCTAACAGAAGTACTAAAGAATTAAGACAAATTGGAGAAGCAAATGTTAGAATGTCTAATTTGTTAAATAAAATGAGACGTACTGATAAAGAAAATAAAGATTTACTAGAAGAAATAAAAGAAACATCTTCAAAATTTAGAAGAGAAATTACAGGTGAAGAAATTAAACCATCTAAAAAAATTGATGATATTGAAAAAACTGTAACTAATCTAGAAACAGGTGAAGTTGAAAAATACGCAAGTGGAGGACTTGTTAAAAAAGGTTTTCCTAAAATTGCAAAGAAAGGTTGGAGATAATGGCTAAACAAGGTTTATGGGCAAACATTAACAGAAGAAAAAGATTAGGTATATCAAGACCTAAATCTGAATCTACTATTTCTAAAAAAGCATATGCAAATATGAAAGCTGGTTTTCCTAAAAGAAAAAAAATGGAAAAAGGTGGAATAGCTAAAGGATGTGGAGCTGTTATGCCTGATAGAAAAAAAGTTACAAAAAGATTCTAATGGGTGATATATCTTTAAGAGGTAGAGGAATTGAAAAAAGAAAAAAATTTGCAGGTGGTGGAACTCCTGCGTGGCAAAGAAAAGAAGGTAAATCAGAATCAGGTGGATTAAATAGAAAAGGAATTGCATCTTATAGAGCTGCAAATCCAGGTTCTAAATTATCAATGGCAGTAACAACAAAACCTAGTAAGTTGAAAAAAGGTTCAAAAGCTGCTAATAGAAGAAAATCCTTTTGTGCGAGAATGAGTGGTATGAAGAAGAGATTAACCTCCGCTAAAACTGCTCGCGATCCAAACTCAAGGATTAACAAATCATTGAGAAAGTGGAATTGCTAATGGAAACAGTAGACATAGCTAGTAAATTACAACGCTTCATGAAATCACAGTTGGCTAATTTAACAACTGTTATTACTTCAGGTGGGGTTGACAATATGGAAGAATACAAGTATATACTTGGACAAATTCGTACATACGAATTTTTATTACAGGAAATCTCTAACCTGCTAAACAAAAAGGAGCTAAATGCAGATGCCGGAAACGTTATTAAACTCGACTGAAGTACCAAAGACTGTTCTAGGTCTAGAACAAAAATATCAAGAAGAAAATAAAAAAATAGAAGACAAAACTGTAAGAGCAGAAAATATTTCTGAATCTTTAATTGATAGTTTACCTAATCCAAGTGGTTGGAGATTATTAGTACTACCATTTACACCTAAAGATAAAACTAAAGGTGGAATTATCATATCACAAGAATCATTAGACAAATTAAGAATAGCTACAAACTGTGGTTATGTTTTAAAAATTGGACCATTAGCGTATAACGATAAAGAGCGTTATCCAACAGGTCCATGGTGTAAAAAAGGAGATTGGGTTATCTTTGCTCGTTATGCGGGTTCAAGATTACCAATAGAAGGTGGAGAAGTGCGACTACTAAACGATGACGAAGTACTT